ACATGACGAATGCAGTAAAGATGCTAAACTATGCTAATAACAATGATAAGCCCACTCTTCTTGTTTTAATTTCTCAACAAAGAAATAACATTGGTGCAATGTTTGCATCACACCAGCCAACTGGAGGTCATGCCGTTAAATTCTTTAGTAGCACAATTGTTAAATTGTGGTCAAGTGAGTCTGACAATCAAGCGATCAAGGGAAAGATAGTTTCAGGAGATAAGGTTATCGAATCTAAGATTGGTCGTGTAGTTAACTGGCATGTTGATTTTAACAAAACTGGTCCAGCATTTGTTGCAGGTTCTTATGACTTCTATTTTGATGGAGAAGGTTCTATGGGGGTTGATAAGGTTGCAGACCTTGTTGATACTGCAGAGCTTGTGGGTGCAATTCAAAAGGGTGGTGCTTGGTATACTGTTGGAGAAGAAAGACTTCAGGGTAGGGCAAAAGTTATTGAATGGCTAAAAGAAGATCCCCAAAGAGTTTTAGACTTAGAAGCAAAACTAAATGTATAAAAACTTTTCTGAATACAGGGGAAAATTCTCTTGCCACTCATGCAAACAATTAGTGCTGATTGCAAGATTTTATAGCGAAGATATGAAGCTAACTTGGCTTTGTTCAAATAGACACATGTCTGAAGTTATTTTAACAAGGGGGGCATAGTGAGTGAACGTGCTGAGCTTAAAAGAGCAGGGCTAAAAGCTCACAAGAATTCTGGTAGAGGTGCTGTCAAAGCTGACGGTAGTGATGATGAATTTGTTGTAGATGTAAAAGAGTATAGTAAATCATTTTCTATTAGCCAAGATAACTGGGCTAAGATTGTTACTGATACTTTAAAAGTAGATAGATCAAAAAATCCAGCACTAATGTTAGTAATTGGTGAAGGTAATAAAAAAGTTAGACTTGCTGTTATTGAATGGGAAGTGTTTGAAGAATTGAGGAATAATGGAAACAACAGTTGAATTATTAAATCAGGTAAATGGATTTAATGAAATATCTGAGCATATGCAAGATGAGGAATTAACTCAGACTCTTGCTCTTGTTGCAAAGCTTATTTCCAAGCCAGATGTTCCAGCATCAATTGGAGTAGAACTAATTGTAAAACTGCAAGCATACTCTGCTAAATTTGCAATGCTCGCTTCCTGGTATACTAATGTTAAGAAAGATGAAAGAGCAAAAAAGAATATATACTATTCAGCTAAAGAAGCAACGGATAGACTAGTGGATGCATTAAAATATGCAGTTAGGATTAACAATGGCTAAAAGCCTTATTAACAAGTTGGTTGAAAAACCAAAGAAGAGTGAAGAGAATTTAATTGATAGTCAAGCAATTGTTGACAAGATTAAAGAAGGATATGCTTTACAAAGAAAGTCATCTTTTAAAAAGAGAGATAGCTTTACCCCATCAACGCTTACTTATGGTGCAGGTAAGTGTCCTAGATTTTGGTATTTATGGTTTGAAGGAAATGAATCTGATGTAAAGACAGACTGGTACTCAGTTGCAAACATGGACAGTGGTACGGATCGTCATGGTCGTATTGAAAAAGCCATGGAGTCTGCAGGTATCTTGGTAACAAATGAAGAGCGTTTGACTTATCAAGATCCTCCAATTTCTGGTAGAACAGATGCAATTATTAAGTGGAATGACATGGACATTCTTACTGAAATTAAAACACTTAACGAAGATTCTTTTCATTATCTAAATGTAAAGGGGGAGGCAAGAAAGTATCACGTTGAACAGCTTCTTATCTATATGAAGATTTTAAAGAAGAGCTTTGCTTTCCTTGTTTATGAATCAAAGAATAGCCATGAGCTTTCCATGTTCCCTGTTAAACTAAGTGAGCATTACAAAAACTTTATAAACTACTTCTTTGATTGGATGAGAGAAGTTAAGAAAGCTTCTGACGATGGTCTTCTTCCTGAAAATCCTTATCGTTCTAACTCCAAGGTGTGCAAGGGTTGTGATTTTGAAACAGTTTGTCGCACAAAGCCAAAGGGTGATATTAAGATAGCTCCAAGGAAAGACCTTGAATAAATTTTGTAAACTATGCGATAAACAATTTGAAACAAATAATAAGAATCAAATATATTGCTGCTCTGATTGTAGATCTAATGCTACTAAGGAAAAAATTTTACAAAGGTATAAGGTTTCTAAAGTAAAGTCTCGTGCAAACAAATCAAGGAAATGTGCTGGTGGATGCGGTATTGATATTAGCATTTACAATGATGTTGGTTTTTGCAACATCTGCATGATGAGTAAGAAAAAACTTGATCAAGCTTTAAAAGATATAAAAGGACTTTTTGATTATGAGCAAAAGTAGTTGGAAAGATATTGGTAAGCCAAAAAGATTTATGTCAATAGACGCTTCCTCTACTTCTGCTGCCTTTGCAATATTTGAAAACAGTGAATTGGTAAAGTTTGGAAAGATTAATTTTACTGGAAACGATCATTATAAAAAAGCTGGAGATGCTTGTAAAAAGCTAACTCCATTGTTTAAAACATTTGATGTTGAGGCAGTTGTAATAGAAAATACTATTTTTGCAAACTCTCCAAAGACATCTATGCAATTAGCACTTGCACAGGGTGCTATTGTTAGTGCAGCATACATTAATGGGGTGAAGGAAATATATCCATGCGTACCAGTTGCTTGGCAAAACTGGATTGGAAACAAGGTTCTAACAAAAGAAGAAAAGTTTGAACTAAGAAAGAAGACTCCTGGAAAATCAGAATCTTGGTACAAAGGCAAGGAAAGAGAGTTCAGAAAGAATAGGACTATTAGACTTGTTAATATAGAATTTATGACTGATGTAGATGACAACGATGTTGCTGATGCAATTGCAATTGGATGGTACTCTACAAACAACTGGAATAAAATAACTAAACTTGACTCATAAAGGATATAATGATATTATGAAAATGTACACTAATGAAAATTGGCTTAGAAAAAGATTCTTAATGGATAAAAAAACTCCAGAAGAGATTGCAAAAGAATGTGGAGTTTCACTTGAAACTATATATGTTTATCTTGGTAAGTTTGGATTGAGAAAGAGTAGAAGGAAGTAATGGCTGAATACCCATCAGAAGCATTCTTTGTAAATAAGAATGAAGAAAAGATTAAAAAGATTTTTGAACTTTCTAAAACTGCACCAGCTGGATACAGTATCCTTGCTGCCTGTTTAGATATTACAGAAATGTTGCTAGAAAAGAATGTAGCATACGGAAACTCTGCTCTTAATCCTATTCGCATCTTTAGCAACGCAGACGATATGGAGCAGTTAAATGTTCGTATTGATGATAAGTTAAATAGAATTAAAAATAAAAAGCTGTATGCAGGTGACAATGACGAAGATGATTTAATTGGATACCTATTGCTAAAGAAGGCTAAAAAGCGTGGCTAAAAGAAAAATTACTTACATAGATCGTTTTGAAAGAAAGTTTTCTATGGTAACTGAAACTGGTCACGAAGTAAACAAGGGTGACTTAATAAAGATTGTTGGGGAACATGGAGCTACTTTTAAGTTTCAATGCCTAGTCAAAAATCCTGAAAATGGTGTAGAATGGATAGACTGCTTTCAAATGCTAAAGGATATGTCTGGACCAACTAGGTCTTTTTATCCTGACAGAGTTAAGGCAGTAAAGAAGAGAGGTAAACGTGTCAAGCGAAGCAGCACTAGTTGATCATTTAGATCTTGTTAATAAGGTTGCATCAGAATACCTAAAAGGTTCAGATGCTTCAGAGATTGCAAAAACTTTAAGTCTTCCAAGAGCAAAGGTAACAGAGTTACTTACTGACTGGAGAGTAATGGCTGCAAACAATCAAGCTATTCATGCTCGTGCAAAAGAGGCTCTTGCAGGTGCAGACCAGCACTACTCTTCGCTAATTAAAAAGGCTTATGAAGTTATTGACTCTGCAGATCAAACTGCAAATCTAACAGCCAAAACAACATCTATTAAACTTATTGCTGACATTGAAAGCAAAAGGCTTGAGATGCTACAAAAGGCAGGTCTGTTAGATAACCAAGAGTTGGCAGATGAACTTTTAGAAACAGAAAGAAAGCAAGAAATTCTTATATCTATTCTAAAAGAAGTAACATCTTCTTGCGAAACCTGTAGACCAAAGGTTCTTAAAAAGCTTTCTCAGGTTAATGAGGGTGGAGTTGTTATAATTGACAATTGATATTAGTGACTTTATGGAGGCTCTTGATGAGTCACCTTTTGCAGAAACTCCTGTTGATGTTGTAACTTTTGTTACTGGAGAAAAGTTTTTAAATCAGCCAGACCTATCTGAGTATCAATACACCCTTGTTGAATGTATGAGTCAAATTTTTGAAGAAAAAGATTTGATTAGATTTATGGGAGAAGAGGCTGGTAAAGAACATTATAAAAAATATACCAAGAGCGAGATTATCATGCAGCTTGGAAAAGGTAGCGGAAAAGACTACACCTCTACAGTAGGATGTTCTTATTTAGTTTATAAGCTACTATGCTTAAAAGATCCATCAAGATATTTTGGCAAACCATCTAATGATGCTATTGATATTATGAATGTTGCTATCAATGCTCAACAGGCTAAGAATGTTTTCTTCAAAGGATTTAGAAGTAAGATAGAAGGATCTCCGTGGTTTGCGGGAAAGTTTTCTGCTCCAAAAATTGATAGTATTGAGTTTGACAAAGCAATTACCGTTTACTCTGGTCACTCTGAAAGAGAGTCTGCTGAAGGTTTGAACTTAATGCTTGCAATCCTTGATGAGATTTCTGGCTTTGCAATGGAGTCTGCAAGTGGAAACGATCATGCTAAGACGGCTGATAATATTTATAAAGCATTTCGTGGATCTGTTGACTCACGTTTTCCAGACTTTGGAAAAGTTGTTCTATTGTCATTCCCTCGTTTTAAAGGTGACTTTATTTCAACAAGGTATGAAGATGTTATTGCAGAAAAAGAAACTGTGGTTAGGTCACATGAATTTATTTTAAACCCTGCCCTATCAGAAGATGATCCTCAAAATAAGTTTACTGTAGAGTGGGACGAGGATCATATCAACTCATACAAGCTCCCTGGAGTTTTTGCACTTAAGAGACCAACTTGGGAAATTAATCCAACAAGAAAAATTGAAGATTTTAAGTTAGCATTTTTTACAGATATGGCTGATGCACTAATGCGTTTTGCCTGTATGCCAACTACATCATCTGATGCATTTTTTAAGAACAGGGAAAAGCTAGGGATGGCTTTTAAAAAGAATAATCCAATTGATAGTGCAAAAAGAATAGAAGAATCTTTTGTTCCAGATGCAGAGACAACATACTATGTTCATGCTGACCTTGCTCAAAAACATGATAAGTGTGCTGTAGCAATATCCCATGTTGACAAGTGGGTAAGCGTACAGTCTTTTAATGGATATGAACAAGTAGTTCCATTCGTTGTTGTTGATGCGATAGTTTATTGGGAGCCAAGGAAAGAAGGTCCAGTAGATTTATCAGAAGTAAAAAACTGGATCATTAATCTTAGAAGACTTGGATTTAATTTAGGAATGGTTACTTTTGACCGTTGGAATTCTTTTGACATTCAAAGAGACTTGACAAGTGTTGGAATTAAAACAGAAACTCTTTCGGTAGCTAAAAAGCACTACGAAGATCTTTCTATGCTGGTTTATGAAGAAAGAGTTGTTCTTCCTCAAATAGATTTATTACTTGAAGAAATGCAGGAACTTAGAATTATGAATAATAATAGAGTAGATCACCCTAGAAAGAAGTCTAAGGACCTTGCAGATGCTATGTGTGGCTCAGTATATAATGCAATTAGTCATACAAGAAGAGAAAAAATTCAGGAAGTAGAAGTTCATACTTATAAGTCTCGTCCAAAGGTTGACAAGGACGATGAAAAAATGGTACAATCGAAACCTGAAATGACAGAAGATATTAAAGAATATCTTATGAACTTTAATTTAATTTAGTAGAAATGGAAAATAATGAGTAAGAGAGTTCTTTTAACTGGTGCTAGTGGTTTTGTTGGAAGCCATGTATTGAGACACCTATTGGTTAACACAGATTGGTTTATTGTTTGTCCAACTACATTTACACACAAAGGTTTGACAGATAGAATTAACGTTGCTTGTGACGATTTTCCAGATGCTTACAAACGTATCAAGGTAATTAAGACAGACTTAACAGCTCCAATTTCTCCAGTAACTTATCATGCATTTGGAGAAATTGATTATGTTATAAATGTTGCTAGTGAAAGTCATGTTGATAGAAGTATTGAAGAGCCTACTCCTTTTATCTTAAACAATGTTTCTTTAATATGTAATCTGCTTGATTGGGCAAGAGTTTCAAAACCAGAAAAGTTTTTGCATATATCAACTGATGAAGTTTATGGTCCAGCTCCAAAGGGACACGCTCACAAAGAATGGGTAGATCAATACTTCCCAAGCAATCCATACTCTGCTTCTAAAGCAGCACAAGAAAGCATTGCGTTTTCATACTGGAGAACATACGGTGTTCCAGTTGCAATTACAAACACAATGAATATTATTGGAGAAACTCAGGATACCGAAAAGTTTATGCCAATGGTAATTAAAAAGGTTCTTAATGGCGATACAATGAAGATACATGCATCTCCAGAGGGAGAAGTTGGAAGTCGCTTTTATCTACATGCTAGAAATCAAGCAGATGGTCTTTTGCACGTTCTTAAGCAGCACTTCCCAGCCTACGGAGAATCTGATGTTCCAGCAAAGTTTCACATTGTTGGTGAAAGAGAAGTTGACAATTTAGAAATGGCTCAGTTAATTGCTTCAGCAGTAGGAAAGCCTTTACGCTATGAGTTAGAAGACTTTCATTCATCACGTCCAGGACACGATCTAAGGTACGCCTTGGATGGAAAAAAGATAGCTGACACAGGATGGGTATCACCAATGCCACTAGAAGAATCTATTAGAAAGACAGTTGAGTGGACTCTTAAGCATCCAGAATGGCTTAATTTGTGAAAGAGTACTTAGTTAACAACGACATTTGTTTTGATGATATCTTAATGGTTCCACAGTACTCAGAGGTAATAAGTAGATCTTTGGTGGACTTAAAAATGCATACTGGTGGATACACATGGTTAGACCTACCAGTAATTGCTTCTCCTATGGATACTGTTTGTGAAAAAGATATGGCAATTGCAATTGCTGAATCTGGTGGTATTGGAATTATTCATAGATTTATGTCAGTAAAAAATCAGATAAAAATGGTTGAACAGGTTTTTAGCCATAAGAATCTTGGACTTCCTGTTGGTGCAGCTTTGTCAACTAACTTTATTGAAGAGCATGTTGATAAGTTAATTAAAGCAGGAGCTTCAATGCTTTTAATTGATACTGCTAATGGTCATAGTAAAGTAGCAATTGATGCAGTTGCTAGGCTTAAAAACCTTGTTGAAGATTCTGTTCATATTATGGCTGGAAATGTTGCTACCGTTGAAGGTTATATTGCATTAGATTCTGCAGGTGCTGATTCTATTAGAGTTGGCATTGGTGGAGGTAGCATGTGCACAACAAGGATTGTATCTGGTCATGGTATTCCAACACTATCTTCAATTATAAACGTGCGAGAGGCAAAAGATAAGTTTGGCTTAAATGCTGCTATTGTAGCAGATGGTGGCATTAGAAATACTGGAGACATGGTTAAAGCATTTGCAGCAGGAGCAGACTCCGTGATGCTTGGCTCAATGTTGGCTGGTACTGATGAATCTCCAGGATCTTTACATTTTAAAGGTGATAAAAAATTTAAAGTATTTAGGGGAATGGCTAGTAAAGAAGCTAATAAAGATAAAGACATTGCAGTTGCAGAAGGAATCTCTACAATGATTCCATACAAAGGATCTGTAAAAGATATTTTTAAAGATATTAAGGGTGGCATTGGAAGTGGATGCTCCTATAGTGGAGTAGACTATCTTTGCAATTTATATCAAGAATCTATGTATGTTAGGGTATCGCCACTAACTGTAAAGGAGTCAATGCCACATGGAAAATAATGAAGAAATAAATGAGCAAGAACTTTCAGAAATGATTGAGTACCTTATTGAACTAGGTGCTATGGAAATTATGGGGTACGACTCTGTATCAGATAATTTTACATACAGAATTACTTCAAAGTGTAAAGAGATATATCCAGAACTATATTACTCACACTATGAGGCTGTTGGAGAGCTAGCACAAAGCCTTTGGATGCAAGATATTATTGACATAGTATTTACTGAGGGTGAAACAATTGTTGGCGTTACTCAAGAACAGATAGATTTTATAAAAGAAACCATGCACACTTTTACTGATGATGAAAGATTTTTTCTTGAAACAATTTTATCCCACTACGATCAAAAATAAGATATAATGTAGTTATGAGTATTATCAAGGCTGATGAGTGGGAGGGTGAACCCCTTTACAATATGCTTTCAGAAGATGAAAAGGCTTTTGCAGACTCATTACTAAAATTAACAGAAGACGTTGGACCACTAGATCAATCAGAGGGTATCTGGATTGGATATGAAGATGGTGCTAATAATGAAAATCTTTCAATTGGTGTTAAGTGTGGAAACTGTGCTCTTCACAAATCTGCTATTGCTTGTGCAATAATTTCACAACAGATTGAAGAAAATGGTATTTGTAGACTTGCAGTAATTCCAGACGGATATGTAAATTCTGATATGAAAAATTCTGGAGAAGAGTTTGAAGAAATGAATCCTGAAATGTATAAGTCTGATAATGAAGATGAAGATAAGTGGGACAACCTAGAAAAGAAATGCTGGGTTGGATACAGACAAGATGGAATGAAAGAAAAGAATGGAAGAATGGTTCCAAACTGTGTACCAGTTAAAAAATCAGAAGATGGCGTTCTTGGAAATGATGACACTCCAAATAAAAATCCTCACAGCATGGAAGATTGTACAGATAAAAATTGTCCAGAGCATCATATGGGAAAGAAAGATTACTCTGATAAAGAAAGACAGATGCTAGCTCGTAGAGACATGGCTTTACCTGATGGATCTTTTCCAATTGTTACGGTGGCAGATTTAAGTAATGCAATTCAAGCAGTTGGACGTGCCTCAAATTACTCAAGGGCTCGTAATCATATCATTAGAAGAGCCAAAGCCCTTAACAGAGAAGACTTACTTCCAGAAGATTGGAAGCCAAAGTCTGCAAGAAAGTCTTTTGAAATTGAAAAAAGAGATGTATCAGATATTGATTTAAAGCCAACTGAAACAATGGCTAACAATGCAAAAAGAGGTCTTGAGCTTAGAGCTAAGTTTGGTAGAGGTGGAACTGCAGTTGGAGTTGCTCGTGCTCGTGATCTAAGTAACCGTACAAATCTAAGCCCAGAAACTGTTGCAAGAATGTATTCTTTTTTCTCAAGACATGAGGTAGATAAAAAGGGTAAAGATTGGGACAATGCAGAGCGTCCATCAAATGGTAAGATAGCCTGGCTACTCTGGGGTGGAGATGCTGGATATGCTTGGTCAACACAAAAATGGAAAGCTATTCAAAATGCAAGAGCATCTAAATCAGATGACACTTGGAAAGACTCACCATTTTCTTTTTATAAATAATTGGAGGCAGTTATGAAAAAAATATCCCCCTTTAGAACTTTTTCAGGATGCCTAGTTGCCATAAACTTTTTTGCAGTAAATGTATTTGTTCTAATAGAATCTTTTTATAGAAAAGATGAGTTAGAAATATTCTTCACCAAATCCTTGCCAAACTCTACAAAGAGCCAGCTAGACAAGGTTCTAGATGAAGAGACTGTAAGGGTAGCCATTCAAGATAATAGTGCCTATTGGGTGGTAGACAACATACTTTACAAGTGTGACATAAATGAAGAAGGAAGAATTGATAATGAAAATGCTGAAAAGGTTGACGTTTTTAACTTATCAGAAAAAGAAATAAGTAATTTAATTTCTATAATAGATAGCATAAATAGCTAAATAAAGTTGACAAAGGTCAAATAAAAATGTATAATAGTGTTTTAAGAGAAAAGGTATAGCCATGGTTATTGTAGTTGAGGGAACAAAAGCGTTCTCTGATTATGAAATATTTATGAGAGCAATGACAGTAGCTTTGTCAACTCCAAATGATAACAATCAAATTCAGGTATGGAGTCTTGGACCTCATAAGATTAATAATTTTACTGCATCTTTTTGTAACTCTTCAGAAAATTATTTAAAGCAAAAAGGTTTTAAGGTTTCTTTTTCCAAGGTTGCTGAACAATGGGTTAGACAAAATATTGAGCA